TCCGAAGCGTACGTCAACGCTCCGCGCCCCGAGCACGGCATAAAACTGCTTAAATATTTTTTGGAGGTAATGTTATGGCAGAAGAAGCTAACGTAAACAATCAGAATCAAGGGCAGAATCAAAATGCCGGCAATTCCGATCCGCAGTCCGTTCCTGCCCGCGAAATTGACTATGGCAAAATCGCCGAAATTGTTGCAAACGGCACAGAACAGAAGGAATCGGAAATACTCAGAAATTATTTTAAACGTCAGGGATTGTCTCAGGAGGAAATGTCAGCCGCGATTAACGTATATAAGGAGGAAAAGGCAAAGAACACTCCCGATTTGAATGAAATCCAGTCGCAGCTTGCACAGGCGCAGAAAGCCGCCTTGACGGCAGAGATTCAGCGAGCCGGCACTCTGGAAGCCATTACAATGGGAATTGACGTAAAGACAGCGCCGTATATTCTTAAAATGGCGGATATGAGCGGAGTTACCGGAGAAGATGGAAAGCTCAATCAGGAGGCGTTGAAAAACGCTATAGCAAAGGTATTAGAAGACATACCCCAGTTAAAGCCGCAGGCCGGCGGAGCTAAAGGCTTTAAATTCGGAGCCGATGGAGATTCCGGAGACAATAACGCGAACAATGAAGCTCTTAAAGCGGCGTTCGGGCTTTAATACAAGAAAGGATGATATAAATGGCAGTATATGATTACGCGACGACCTTTACAGGCTTGCTTCAGGAGAAATATTCAAAGGAGCTTTGCTCAGACGCACTGACTAAGAGTAATATGCAGGTGCAGTTTATCAATGCTCAGACTATCAAGCTTCCAAGAATGACGCTTAGCGGTTACAAGGATCACTCGAGAACGCCGGGCTTTAATTCCGGTACTATGTCAAACGATTGGGAGCCTAAAAAGCTTGAACATGACAGAGATATAGAGTTTTTCATCGATCCGATGGATATCGACGAAACTAATCTCACGCTTTCAGTTGCAAATATTCAGAACACATTTGAGACTGAGCGTGCTATTCCCGAAAAGGACAGCTATCGTTTTTCTAAGCTTTTTGCGGAGCTTACAACTTACGGCGGAAATATCGACGCTACCGTTTTGACAGCGGCTAATATACTTGATAAATTTGACGATATGATGACCGCAATGGACGAGGCGGCAGTGCCGGAGGAGGGCAGAATTCTGTACGCAACTCCGACTGTCAAAAAACTTCTTAAACGCGCGGAAGGTATTCAGCGTAATATCGATGTGAGCAGCCAGTCGGGAATTGACAGGCGGGTGCATAGTCTTGATAACGTTGAAATAAAAAGCGTTCCATCCGCCAGAATGAAAACGCAGTACAATTTTACGGACGGCTGTACTCCGGCAGACGGGGCAAGACAAATAAACTTTATTCTTATTCACCCATCCTGCGTTGTTTGTAGGGATAAGTACAGCTATATCAAGCTTTTTACTCCTGGAACAGACAGCAGGACCGCAGACGGTTATTTGTATCAGAACCGCAATTACGGGGATCTGTTTTTGCTTGAGATGAAAAAAGACGGTTGTGCAATGAACGTAGAGCCGGCAACTGTTGAGGAAGAGAATACGGAACAGGAAAGCGTATAAGGAGATGATAAAATGAAAGCTATAAAAGGAAACAAGGTATACGATATAACCGAACAGGAAAAGCAGTCGTACATAAGCCGCGGCTTTGATATACAAGACGAAGACGGAAATATAGTTTCCTACGGCAAAGGCAAAAGCGTACCGTTCAGCGAATATGAAAAGGTAAGATCAGAGCTTGAAAAGCTGAAAACCGAACGTGAAACGAAGCCGCCTAAAAAGGAAAACAAATGATGTACGCAGACAGCGCATATTACGCCGACGTTTACGGCGGTACGACAATACCGGAAGAATCTCGTAATAAATACCTCGGTTTTGCATCAAGACACGTTGATTCCCTGACCTACAACAGGATAGTGGGCCGGGGATTTTCTGAGCTTACGCCTTTTCAGCAGAACATTATCCGCGAAGTGGTTTGTCTGCAAGCGGATTTTGAATATGAAAATGCCGACGAAATCGGTAGTATACTTTCCGGCTATAGTATCAACGGGGTATCGGCTCAGTTTGGAAGCTCGTGGAACGTTTACACGGATAAAGGGGTAGCAATAAGGAGCGATGTTTACGCGCTGCTGTCCCAGACAGGTCTGTGCTGCAGATTAATGAGGTGATTAAATTGAAATATCCGTGTCTTGTGCCGAAAAGACTGTGCAGAACTCCCGTTATCGTTGAAATAGAACAGGAAGGGCTTAATAAATACGGAGAGCCGAATAAAAGCGTTGTTATAAAAGAAATGTGCAATTATCAGGATAGCGGCCAAACAATTCTCACCGCTGAAAAAAAGCTTATACAACTTTCCGGTACAGTTCTTTTCACCGGCGATATAGCGCCTGAAATACCGAATATAACAGGCGGTACGGTAACGGTAAACGGAAGTTTAAGGCGTATTTTTAAAGGACAAAAGGCGAGAAATCCTGACGGCTCCGTAAATTATACAAGATTGGATCTGATATAATGCAAAAAAATGTAAGCTGTAATATAAATCTGAATGAAACAGCTATTAAACAGCTTGAACGCGCGCAGATAACGGCTCTTGAAAAAACTGCCGAATTTATCCACACCGATGTTGTGCAATCGCAGACGATACCGTTCGACGTGCCGACGGAAAAAGAAAAAGCGGCGGGCAAGACAACCGCCGGAACATTACAGAACGAAAAGCATTTTATCGATTCGGCACAAAGTAAAATAGGTAAGGTATTCGTCTGCGTTGAGGGACCCTACGCCCGACGGCTGTATTTTCACCCTGAATATAATTTTGATAAGGGCGAAAATCCCTATGCCGGCGGAAAATGGTTTGAGCCTTACAAGGACGGAGGGAAAAAGAATTTAAAGGTCAGGGCGGCGTTTAAGCAATTTTATAAACGGGAAACGGGGGTATGAAATGCTTTATCTGTCTGATATACGCGATTTTATCGGAACAATGGGAATAACTGACGACGAAAAGGTTTACAGCGGCAAAATGCCGGATAAGAACTTCAAGAGTATAGGAGTTTATAATCTGAAACGTTCTCGTCCGCCGAATATACCAGCGGGAGGATTGAAAAACAGCAGCTATGGCGTAAGGTCCGTTTCTCTGCTTTGCCATTGGAATAAAAGCCAGCGTGAAACAGAGCGCGCCGCTCAGCGGCTGTGGAATGAGCTTTACAGTACGAGAAATTCGGTAATAAACGGAAACAGAATACTGTTCGTAATGCTGTTGCTCGATGAGCCTGTATCGGTTGATACGGATGAAAACGGCATATATGAATATGTAATTGAATGCGATTTTTATTATGAAAGACCAGCTATAAAAAGTCAATACCCAAAATGAAAAAATCAAGATAAATTTTTAGGATTTTTCGTAGGGGTTGGCAAATAAGGTCTGTTCTCTTTGAGAATAACAAAAATAATATTACAAAGCTTGCGAGCAACACCTCCGACAGCAGTGAGATGGTGCTTGCCTCTGGCTCTGAGAGATTGATAATATTCAGATAAAACGGGGTCGCAGAAAGCGGCACGCTGTGCGGCAAGCCAGATAGCTCTGCGCAGATAAGGTGAACCACGCTTGGAGATTTTGTTTTTAGTTCCTGAAAACTCTCCCGATTGTTTAACGGTAACGTCAAGTCCTGCAAAGGCAACAAGCTGATTAGGACGTTCAAAGCGGTTGATATCGCCGATCTCACTGACGATGATTGCACCAAGAACATCACCGATACCGGTGATAGTGGTTATGTATTGATTGGTTTCGTGAAGAAGATTTGAAATCTGTTCTTCAAGCTCAGAAAGCTGATTTTCAAGGAAAACAACCTGCTGCATAAGCTGCTTGATCTGAAAAGAAAAAGCGTCTTTTGCAAAGGCGATACCAAAGGTGTTTTTAGCAGCAGCTTTGAGTTCTTCAGCCTTCTCTTTGCCAAATTTACCGTGACTTGCTTTGTTCAAAATGTTGGTAAGCTTTCTTGTGGAAATTGCAAGCATATCTTCAGGTGTTGGGCAGTTCAGAAGCAACTCGGTTGATGAGCTTCCGAATGTATCTGAAAACAGCTTGTCATACTCGGGGAATACTTGGTCAAGCAATGCAATTACACGTCTTTTGCAGTCGCCGCAGGCGTCCACAAGTGCAAGACGATAGCGTGAAAGCTGTCTTAATGCAATGATATTTTCCTCAGAAAGCGAGGTTGCGGAATATTCTCCGAAACGCATAATCTGAGCGATGATATATGAATCCTTAGAGTCGTTCTTGGTCTGACGAATATACATTTTTCTGAAAGCTTCGGACTGAATAGGGTTGATAACCTTGACAGTATATCCAAGCTCAAGGAAAAAAGCATATACGGAAAGCCAGTAGTGACCAGTTGCTTCCATTCCGATGATAACATCGTCAGGAGCAATTTCAAATTTTTCAAAAACAGCAAGGATTTTTCCACAGCCTTGCTTGTCGTTGGAGAAGGGGATGCTGTCAAGCAGAGTTTTGCCGTTTATGTCGATGACGGAAGCCTCGTGCTTGTATTTAGCGATGTCAATTCCGCAATAAAACATTGTGATACACCTCGTAAAATTTTGTTACAGCAAAGGTTATCCTCTGTATTTTACGGAAATACAACCTCGTTAGATATTCAGCACTTAAATGCTATCCAGCTCATTCGCATCTGTCCGTAAAGCAGAGGCGCTACTCTTTCAAAGGAAGCCTTGCTTCAAGGAAGCGAACAGCGCCCTCTGACTGTACAGATTTATTATCTCACATTTCTGTGTGATAAACAAGAGGTTTCATAGGGGTTCTCTTTAAATTACCCTTAAATTTATTATACGAGGAAGCGATAAAAATGCTGATTAAGCGGGGAGATATATTTTATGCGGATCTGAGTCCGATAATAGGT